ATGTCATCAGGTTGTCCCTCTGCGATGATATCATCTACGAGGTTTTCTACTCGGTTTGTGTCGCTTATTAGATAATCCTCTTGTTCCATAAGGTTTGATACCCAGTTCGTCCTCGGTGATGATCTTGAACTCTACACCATTATCTTTACAGAACTCCTCTGCTGCTTTCCACTTTGCCTGGTTGATAGCATAGGTGACGGACTCATAAACATATGATTTAGTGACACGCTCACCTTTCTTTGGTGGTTGTGTTTGTTTCTTAGGTTTCACTTCAACCACATACTTCTTGACTCTACCGCCAGATTCTTTCACTTCAATCAGATAGTCTGGATAGTAACGGTGAACTCTATTATCTTTAGGAGAAATATATGGTATGCTAAACTCTTCAGATGCCCACTTTAATATGTTGGGATTATTATCACACCAGGCACAGAAACGTCTCTCCCAAGAACTCCTACAAATAATATTGTTTGAGTTCCCTTGATACTTTTCAGGATTGGACGGTTTATAAATTGACTTTATAGATTCCGCCATATATAGTATAACTAATCACGCCTATTTATAGATGGCTGGGACAAGACCCAATGTCCAGAGGACCTCCGATCTTATATCAAAGATTGGGCATCTGGCGCAGACGAATGTATATCAAGTCAAGGTTCAAGCACCTGGTCCTGTCTTGGGTTTTATTTCCACCCAAACAGGTATTAAATATAACGAAAATATTGAACTATTATGTCATAGTGCTTCCCTACCTGGTAGTTCTTTTGCTACGCATGAGAATACACAGGACTTCTATGGAACTAGAACTAGGTATGCCTATAAGAGGCAGCATGATGAAGCATTGACACTTGAGTTTTATGTTGATAAGAGGTACGATATATTCTCATACTTTGATGAATGGCAAAACTATATCACTGGACAGGGGTCAATCTATAACAAGTCATCATATTATAATTCCAATCAAATTCATAGAGCAAACTATCCTAAAGGATCTACAGGGTATATGACACCCATCTATGTGACAAAGTTTGAGAAAGATATTCAAGACCAGGCTATGGAGTTTTGTTTCATTGATGCCTTCCCATATCAAATTAATTCTACACCAATTTCTTATGGACCTGCTGATGTCCTTAAGATGACGGTTCAATTCTATTACACTAGATATGTGAAGCGTAATTTAGTAGGTAAATCAAGTCAGTCAAGAACTAGAGATACATCGGATCGTTTCGGAGACTTCTTTATCAATAGAGATCTAGGGGTAGGAGCGAACGATAACTCTGGATCATTATCTGGATTTGCTTAATAAATAAACCGACTGAAGTTATTATAGGTTGTTATGCCATTACCAACGATTGCTACACCAACATATGAGTTGGTATTGCCTTCAACTCAACAGAAGATTAAGTTTAGACCCTTTCTAGTTAAGGAAGAGAAATTACTTGTTCTTGCTCTGGAGACAGAAGATTCAAATCAGATTACTCAAGCAATCACTGGAGTAATTAGGAGTTGTATTCTTACGAAGAGTGTGAAGGTAGAAGAACTTCCCACCTTTGACATTGAATATTTGTTCTTGAATATTCGTGGTAAGTCTGTGGGTGAGGATGTAGAAGTTAATATCATCTGCCCTGATGATGGAGAGACAGAGGTTCCTGTTAAGATTGCTCTTGATCAGATTGAAGTTCAGTTTGATAAGGAACATACAACTCAAGTAAAGATTGATGATAAACTTATGATGGAGATGAAGTATCCATCACTAGATCAGTTCGTCAAAAACAATTTTGACTTTAATAATGATAACTCAATGGAACAGTCCTTTGAGATTATCGGAAGTTGTATTGATAAAATCTATAGTGAGGAAGAAGTCTGGGCAATAGATGACTTTAGCAAGAAGGAGGTTGAAGAGTTCCTTGAGCAAATGAACTCCTCTCAATTCAAAGAAGTTGAGAAGTTCTTCAACACAATGCCTAAACTTTCACACGAAGTCAAGGTTAAGAATCCAAAGACAAAGAAGTCTAGCACTGTCGTATTGGAGGGTTTATCCAGTTTTTTCGCGTAGGGATGGTTCATATGGATCTGGAGGGATATTATAAATTAAATTTCTCCTTGATGCAGTACCATAAATATTCATTAACTGAGATTGAGAACATGATTCCTTGGGAACGAGACATCTATGTTCAACTGCTTAAGAATCATCTAGACGAAGAAAACGAAAAGGCAAAGGCAAGAGCGAATGGATGAAATTCCAGAGGGTTTAGAAGATCTACTTAATAGTATCAGGGGCGAAGGGAAGTCCCAACAATCCTCTGCGCTTGCTGTTATCCCTAATGCGGTAAAGCAAGAAACAGAATTAGTAGATGACGAGATTGATGAAAGAATCCTCGCTCTACTTGGTCTTGAAAATATAAACGATATTGATTACGCTACCTATAAGACTCTTCTCCGAGAGAAGATGATGGAGGGTAGGATGTCTGGCACAGAAATGCCAACCGAAGAGGTTGAACTTTTAACAGATGAATTCAAAAGAGTCAAGTCAGCGACTGGTAGATTTAAAGTAAAGAGAAAAAAAATAAATGTAGGGTCATTCTTTGAGACTGCTCAACAAAAAACAGAGACCACAACTGCGGAGGTAGAACCTGCTGGTGCTCTGGTTAAGAATCCTATGGTGGACTTACAAGGTCCTCAAATAGTTGATGATCTAGAAGAAGAACAAGAGAAAGATGATAAGTCAGATCAGTTCATCCGAAATGTTCTTGCCCCGAGTCTGAATAAGATTGAGGAGAATCTAGAAAGTATTCTTGAGACTGTTACAAAACAGTTTAAGTTTGATAAGAAAGAGAGTGAGAAGGCAGCAGATGCCGCGCAAACTACAAAAAAGAAAACAAGAGAGAAAAAAAGGGAAGCAAAGGTAAAGGGTGGTGTAAAGGGTGTTGCCAGTAAGGTAGTCAAACCTGTCAAGGGTTTGTTTGATATGATTCTTGACTTCTTCAAGAACATTCTTCTCGGTGGAGCACTATTGTGGTTAGTTAACTTCTTACAGAACCCTGCTAAAGCAATTCAACCATTCATTGATGTCCTTGATAATATTATCAAGTTTGTTAATAGTGTAATTAAAACAATTTTTGATTTTATATTCGCACCTATTAATGCCGCAATAAGTTCTATATGGGATGGACTAAGTGGTCTTGAAGACACTTTAAATAATTTACTGTCAATGATACCTAGGTTACCTGGACAAGATCCTTTTGAACCGCTTGATAATATCAACGAAGAAAATAAACCAAAGTTTGAAGCACCACAGTTTAGAACTGATGAGGAAGGAAATTATATACCACTTGAGAATCCATTTGGAGATCCAGAAGCAAATCAACCACTAGTCGCTCCTGCTACTACTGAAACACCTGCTGCTACTGAAGCACCTGCTGCTACTACTGAAGCACCTGCTGCTACTACTGAAGCACCTGCTGTTACTCCTCCTGCTACTACTGAAGCACCTGTTCAAGGACAGACGCAGGGTGGTATGGTTCTCAATGTAAATGGTATGGCATTTACTCAAGGTGGTCCAATTAAGGAAGACTCTGGTGTAAATATTACTGGGATGGGGAAGGACACGCAATTGATTGCTGCTCAACCAGGCGAAGTAATGATGAGTAGACCTGCTGTCCAAATGATTGGGGCAGAGAACTTACTTGCTGCGAATGCGGCAGCTGGAAGTAGTAATAAACCCAAGATGGGTATGCCTAGGATTGGGGGATCAAGTATGTTAGGTATGCCACCCATTATGGGAGCATTCACTAATGGTGGTTCTGTGACTAATACAATGTCACCTATCACTAACCTTGGTTACACTAGTGGTGGTTCTGTGACCAACTCATCAACATCACCTCTTAACGTCTCCAACTTTAGATATGAGGGTGGTGGTTCTATTACTGGTAGTTCTGGTCAGACCGTCACAGGTATGGGACCAGATACTCAACTGATTGCGACCCAACCAGGTGAGATTGTGATGAGCAAGAAAGCCGTTCAATCCTATGGTGCCAACAATCTTCTGGCCATGAATAGGGATGCTGGTGGAACTAACATCCCAACCATGGGTAGTGTTCAGGGATTCTCTGGTGGTGGAATGATCTTTGATCCAAAAGATCCAATGGGATCTTTGATGAGGATCAATCAACAAATGAAAGAAACTCTTCCTAGTGCTCAATCGTTCCCTGGAGCAAGTCCCTTGCTTCAGTCTCCTGCGACACAGATGTTCCAACCACAGTCACCTGTGATTCCATCGGGACCTAAAAGAATATCAGGTGCTAACTATGATGTAATATTACCACTAGATCATACGAAGAAACCTGGCACTATACCTGATACTCCGGGTGGTAATACTTTTACTAACTCAAATGCTACTGGTGCTGATGGTAGAGAAAGAGAGCATCAAGATAAAGCAGCATCGTTGGTTGGTAAAAAACTAACTGACATGGGATTAAGAGTCAAAATTATGACTCCCGAAGAGTATCCAAGTTATCAAGATTATGATAAGGCATTGGCTACCTTTGCCTCAAAGGGAATAAAGATTGTTCCACTTCACTTTGATGCTATCAGAGGTGCTGGTGGGGTTGGATTCTTGACTAGAACCAAGGCGGGGGATGCCGGAGACGCACGTTTAGCAAGTCCTATTCAACAAGCACTGTCAGAATTCCAGTCTGCTAATCCAGAACTAGGCAATATCTCGTCTGATACTATGGGCAATGCCACTATTAATAGAGCGGCAAAAACAGATGCTGCTCTGGTGGAACTTGGTGTGATGGTAGATTGGGAAAATAGATATGGACCAGACTTCACACAGTCTGCCAAGTTTGATCAGTTAGCAACATCAGTATCCAAAGCAATTTTTAAAGGTGGTGGATTTGGGACACCACCTGTCTCTGGTACTGTTCAAACTACTCCTCTTGTTTCTCCCACGGAACAATCAACTACGATGAGTTCTTCTCCTCAAGCACTTCAAGCACCAGCGATGAGAGTATCTCCTACAACTGGTCTATTGATTCCTCCTGGACCACCAGGGCAGAGACAAACCAATGTTATTATGGCAGGTGTTGGTGGACAGCAACGACTCAACAGTGGTCCTACAAGTGCTGCTATGGCAAGTCAAAAGAGACTTCCAGCAATCTCTCCGATTGACGGTGGGAACAATGAAATGATCGTCATCAAATCAATCTATAACATCGTAGGATAAGATGGCAGTACCTCTTCTAATTGGACTGACAAAGGCACTTGTAACACAAGCACCTAAACTTGCTGCTAAACAACTTGGCAAGAAAGCGGTGAAGAATGCTGCTAAAGATTTTGTTAAAGGTAAAGTCAAAGATAAATTCAAAAGTAAAAGAGAACAAGATAAGAAGAAGAAAGGAGGAGCATTGGTTGAGACCGAGGGTGGTCTTACAAAATACTCTATGGGGTTTGATTCTCCATCAAAAATATCACCACAGAAATTAATACCTCAAGGTGTTGATCTTGATGCTAGTACTCAGACTGTATCTGCTAAAGGAAAGATTAGTTATGATAAGATTCAACAGCAACTTGATAATATAGAGGGTGTAACTTCTGCTCTGAATAAAGCATTCAAACAACAACTTGATGCCAAGAAAGATACTGCTGCGAAAGCAAAGAAGGCTGCTCAGACTTTAAGAAAGAAACAAAGAGAAGAAGATAGGGAAGGTAAGAAGAAAGTAGATACATCTTCTGGTTCTCTCTTGCCAAAGGGTGATCCCTTTAACATTTTTAATTTCTTAAAGAATATATTACTTGGTGGTCTTGTTCTTTTCTTAGTTAAGCAAGGACCAAAGATAGCAAAACTTTTTGGATTCTTAAAGGATAATCTTTACGCTGTCTTCCTTGGTATAAAGTATGGATTAAAAGCATTCAAAGGTGCGTTTAAAGCATTAGGTAAGTTACTACGGGGAACTGTAAAGGCGGGATTCAAGATTGCTGCTGCTCCATTCAAACTAGCAGGCAGAGTAATCAAGACTTTGTTTGGTAAGATCGGCAAAGGTATCATGGCTTTTGGTAAGTATGCTATCAAGAGATTTAAGGATCTACTTGGCATTAAACCACCACCAAAACCTGGTAAACCTGGGTCTGGTGATATAACATTAACTGGTACTGGTGCTGGAGTTGGATCTGGTTCAGGGGCAGGTAGATACTCTCGCACTGATGCTAGAGGTAATCAAATAGCAACCAGAGGTAGAAACTATAGAAATCAACTTGGGAGAGTTGGACCTGCAAGGACAACTGTAAGATTTAAACCTGGTTCACCAATGGCTAGGTTGAACAGTGCTAGAGCAAATCTTCAAACTGGTACTCTATTCAAAAAAGGAGCAAATCTTCAAAGAGCGACTTATAGAGCAGCAGCAAAGACACAGAAAGTTGCTCAAACAACCAACTCTTTCCTTAAAACCTTATTGGGTATTGGTGGAGCCAAGGATATTGCGAGGTTAAAGACAGCAAGTCCTGTGTTGAAGAAGGCATCTAATTTCATGAAGGGAGCAAGGATCCCAGTTTTGGGTCCGATGATTGTCTTTACTATGACTGCTCTGGATCCTGATCCTGAGACTGGTGGTATTGGGAGAGCAGCGTTTAAGGCAATTGGTGCTGGTCTTGGTGAGTTCCTAGGTTTTGGTATTCCAATTCCTGTTCTTGGACCTATCATTGGTGGACTGCTTGGTGAGGTTATGGGCGATGTTGCTTATGAACTCATTGTTAATAAGAGTCCAGAAGCAGCAGGTGCTAAAATAATGAATGCCGTTGGGGCAGTAGCAAAAGTAGGTGGTCAAATATTAGATTGGATGAAAGGTGTTGTTGGAAGATTTTGGGAAGCACTTCCTAAACTGAAACTTCCCGAAAAAATAGGACCCTTCTCGCTTCCTTTTGGATTAGGTGGTATGGAAATACTTGACCCTAAAATGTTTATGGGTCCTTATGGACTACTTGGGGCATTTGGCACAATGGGTAAAGCAATGGTTACTGCAATATTCCAACCAGATAAAGAAGAGAAAGGAAAAGTTGATGATAAGTCAAAAACAAAAGTTGATGATAAGTCAAAAACAAAAGAGAATGAAATCACTTCAACTACTGATGGTGCTTCTCCCGCATCACCTGGTCCTATGGGCGGCACCCCATCTCAGCAACAAGCATTTAAACAGGTATATGATATAGCGGCGAGAGTTGGTGGGGCAAACTTCCCCGAAGTTGTT